TGAATATATTCTTCTTATCCATGAATCCTAGTGAACTTGCCTATATGTATTGCGATCAACATATAGTCAAAATTCAACTCGAAATATGTCAAATGTTATATACCGCGTGGCACTTATCCAATGAATCTAGTTTTGTTGAGAATAATGCACCGTATACGAAGAATGGTAATAGGCGGGGGTATAGATCTGCACACGCGAAACATCCCATGACGTTATGGATTGCGTCGAGTTTGAATAATTATACATTCGCGTGTGAAATAGGGATGGCTATCACGATCGAATATACTCGGCGATATGGAAAGGTACACGCGTGTGCAAAACATATATTATGGCTTTACCAAAATAAACCACACACGTTTACTCTTAGGACGAGTGACAAAGCGTATTACTCCGAAGTGGATATTAAGGAAGGTCTCACACCTATACCAGAGTGTTTACCAGAAGAATATAGACGGGCGAGTGTTATTAGTGCATATAAAACATATTATTCCGAGGATAAAATGAAGTTCGCCAGGTTTAATATGAGATGAGTATAAAAGATTTCTCGGCTATATTATAAAGATGACACCTCCGCTGGCTAATATTAAATTTCCCGAAGTGGCACCTTTGATACCCATAAAGAAACCTCCAAAATTTGAAAGGCGCATGTTTAGTGAATTTGTACGTGATGTTAAAGATCATAAAGTTAAACAAATAGAACTTCAGCCCACCACAAATACAGCTTTTTATATGGAAGAAGATGGGTCATTTTCATTTTCGAAATACCAAGCATCTCCCAGTTTTTGGGATATTCTAATACAAAGTGATACGATAGTAGATATCGATACGAGTTCTTCTGTATCGAGTGAACTACCCCAAATATTTTCATCTATTTTTGTTATCATAGGGTCCATCGTGATTCTTCGGGCATTAATTGGAATAATGCCAGGATTTGGTGGTGGGGAGGGGGGTCCTCCAGGTTTCCAAAACCCTTTTAATGGTAATGATAGCAGCGCAAATCTCGAATTGGAAGACGATATATCTACCCGTTTCGATGATGTACAGGGTATAGATAGTGCGAAGGGGGAATTAGAGGAAATTGTTGATTTTCTTCGCGAACCCCTGAAATATGAAGCAAGTGGCGCCCGCATTCCAAAGGGTGCTTTACTTACGGGTAAACCCGGTACGGGTAAAACTTTACTCGCGCGGGCTATCGCGGGTGAATCGTCTGTGCCGTTTATACAATGTAGTGGTTCATCGTTCGTAGAAATGTTTGTGGGTGTCGGCGCTAAGCGCGTCCGAGACATTTTTCAATTGGCACGAAAAAACCAACCATGTATCGTTTTTATAGACGAAATAGATGCCATCGGTAAAAAGCGTTCCGTTTCGGGATTTGCCGCAAACGATGAACGGGAACAAACGATTAATCAATTACTCACGGAGATGGACGGATTCGATAAGTCTTCTCAAATTGTCGTCATCGCGGCTACGAATAGGGAAGATATTTTGGATGAAGCTCTGCTCCGTCCCGGGCGATTTGATCGTAAAATAACGGTAAACCTCGCGGACGTCGAGGGCCGTGAAAAAATTTTGGAAGTCCACGCTCGAGATAAATTTTTCGATGAAACCGTGTCCATGAGAGACGTGGCGCGTCAAACGACCGGGTTTACGGGCGCTGATTTGGCAAATTTAATGAACGAAGCGGCGATTAGAGCCGCAAAAGATAACGGCGGGATCATAAATTCCAATATCATAGAGGATACATTTCAACGGGTCGTCGTCGGCGCGGAAGGTGGTGGGGTTGTTTCTAATAAACGCAAAACACGCGTCGCGTATCACGAAGCTGGACACGCGATCGTGGGTGCTCTCATGCCCGAATACGATGAGGTTCGTAAAGTGAGTATCATTTCTCGGGGAAGCGCCGGTGGTATTACATTTTTCCAACCAGCATCTGATTACGACGACGGTTTATATACTAAAGAGTATCTCCTCTCACAGATTAAAGTTCTTTTGGGGGGACACGCCGCCGAAGAGATCGTATATGGACGAGACCGCGTATCGACGGGTGCGAGCAGTGATTTTTCGCAGGTATATATCATTGCCCGTGAAATGGTGACGACGTACGGTATGAGCGAAACACTCGGTAAGATAGGCGTGGATGTGAATACCATTTCCCAACAAACATCGAGCCATGTAGATATCGAAATACACGATATAGTGGAGAGATGCTACGGCGAAGTTTTGGCTTTATTACGTTGTCACGACTCCATACTCCAGGAACTCAAAGATCAATTAATCGAACAAGAAATAGTCGACGGGGAAGCTGTGTATAAACTCGTCGCCGCGTGCGAGTTTTCTAATTGTAAGCTCAGAGAAATATTGAAGGAGGTATAATATAAAGAATTAATTTCAGATTATATTATAATGGACTTATCTTCATTCGAATGGATTGTTGGTGTTGGTGGGTTATTCGCGGTTGTGGCTTCTTATGGTATAGGGGCGAATGACGTGGCAAATGCCTTCGCGACATCCGTGGGTTCGGGCGCTCTCAGTATTAAACAAGCTGTGGGTCTTGCGTCTATTTTTGAATTTTCAGGCGCTTTACTCATGGGAAGTCATGTTACGGACACGGTTCGTAAAGGAATCGCTGATTATGCATGTTTTCAAGACGATCCAGCCGTGCTCATGTATGGATGTCAATGTGTTCTCTTCGCAGTTTCTGTGTGGTTAATTTTGGCTTCTCACTTGGAAATGCCCGTGAGTACGACACACAGTTGTATAGGTGGTATGATTGGGATGGCCATGACATCTCGCGGTACAAAATGTGTAAAATGGAATAAACATATTAATACGTTCCCATTTTTTGACGGAGTTTCGAGTATTGTATTTTCTTGGATATTATCACCCATTGTATCCGCAATTTTTGCTTCTACATTTTTTTATACATTACGAAGAGCTGTTCTTCGATCAGTAAATTCTTTTGAAAAAACGAAATGGGCGTTTCCCGTTATGTTGGGAACGACCGTGTGTATCAATATATTTTTCATAGTTTATAAGGGCGCGGCGTATCTTAAATTGGACGATACTCCGATAGGTATAGCATTCGCCTATGCGTTTGGTATAGGGGGTGCTTTAGCTATTCTTTCATACTTTACTGTTTGTCCATACATAATTAGAAACTCGCAAAAGATATTCACCGAGGAGAGTGATAGAATAAACAAGGTCGAGAGTGTATCGGAAATTCAACCCGACGATTCCATCGATACAAGGAAACGAGGAATATTAGGTAGGATATATGAACACATCAAACATTCGCTCAATTATAATAGAATGGATATCATCGAACAAGACGAGACCGTGAAACGCATTCATTCGAATGCAGAACAATTCGATGAACGAACAGAAATATCTATGCGGTACATGCAGATCTTAACCGCGTGTTGTGGCGCGTTCGCACACGGAGCAAACGATGTCGCAAATTCAATCGCACCTTTCGGAACCATATGGGCCATTTATAAATCGGGTGAGGTTTCTTCAAAGAAGAACGATCTCGGCGATGACGCGTATTGGATTCTTTGTCTCGGTGCGCTCGGTATAGTTTTAGGTTTGGCGACGTATGGGTATAAGATTTTACACGTTTTGGGTACGAAGATAGGTAAGATTACCGCGAGTAGAGGTGTGTGTATCGAACTCGCGTCCGCGACTGTTATCATCATAGGCAGTCGTCTCGGGTGGCCGTTATCTACGACACATTGTCAAGTCGGTGCGACGACGGGCGTCGCTTTACTCGAAGGAACTGGTGGTGTTAATTATAAAGTATTAGGTAAAACTGTGGCCGGTTGGATCATAACACTCGTGGTCGTCGGCGGAACCACATCTCTACTCTTCGCCCAAGGTGCCTACGCACCGATGGTGAAATATCCCACGTACATAATAAACCAATAAACGCAGTTAAAAGCGTGGTTCGTATACAATTAAATGACGATCGAATCGGTCGTCGAAGTATTTAAACAATCTACAACACTTCCTTCACGAAGTCAAATAGAGAAAACTTTTAAAAAGATTCATAAAAATACTTCGAAAGATGATCTCTTTCTCAGGGGGCGAAAATGGGGGTGTGAGGCCGATGTTAATGAAGCGGAGTTTAGGATAGTGATGAACGCACACAGTCCTTCTAAAAAGATCCGGTTCATGAAAGAACTCAAAAAACGTTGGAAAGATCGTTTTTCTTAAAATATCACGTGACAATATGGTCGGGTTGAGTGCCATCGAATTGGCGTTTATGTGGTCGGGTATGGTTATTTCTGTTTCAAAGATAGTCGAAGAGTTCAAAAATAAATAAATGAAGTGGTACGCGTTTTAATATTTTTATTCATGATGAATGACTAACAATATTAAAAGTATTTGGTTTGATTGATATTTATCCGATCATCGCTTAGATCTAGTAGATACACCTGCGTTATTATTGTTTCGAATACCTAAACGTTTTTTTTCTGCTAATATTCTTTTTTCTTTTGCAATTTGTGCATTTCTATTTGCTCGCTGTTTCGCGAGTTGTGCATTTTTATTCGCGAGTTGAGATCTCAGTTTGTTAATTTCCGTTCTATTATTTCCCGTTCCAGTTTTGGTGTTAGTTTTTTGTTTTTTAACTACTCTGTTTTTATTATTTATATTATTCGAATTCATATTGTTTCTCTTTCTTTTTGACCAAGTATTAATAATAACTTTGGTGTTCGCGTTTATTTTAGAATTGGGACGATTTGGTACTTTTTCGAGAGCTTGTCTTTTAACTACTCTGTTTCTATTATTTATATTATTCGAATTCATATTGTTTCTTTTTCTTTTGACGTATGTCCGTGGGGTGTTTGGTTTATTATTACTACCGATACTATTTGCGGTACTGTTCATACTATTATTTGATGTAACGGAAACACCCGACACGGATTTATTGTTACCGCGTTTAGCGTTATTACCGGTTCGTATGTTTGTTTTATTATTATTGTATACACTCGTTTCTAGAAGTCTATCTTCTGCACCGAAAACGTGTATTTTATTACCTTGCGTGTACGCGACGTCTAAGAAAAGTCTCGGCTCTTGTTTCTTTATATTTTTAAATATAAACGCTGTCATAGCTGCACACATACCATCTTGTGTACACACATATCTATTAGGATATTTTGTTGATACTAATATTTGAAAAAAATCCCCCAAAAATTTAGATACTTTATCTTTATTGTTTCCACGCGCTGCGTTTGACGCACTCCCACCCACCGGTATGTTATTATTGGGCGAGTTGACTTTGGTTAATGTAAACGGTTTGGTCTTCGCGACAGCGGGTTGACCCACTTTATTTGAAAGTTTAAATGTTGAATTGTGGATTTTAAATACATAATCAGAAAAATCATACAATTGTGTCGATCTCATTTCGGAGGGGTTAAATAATCTACTGTATTCTTCACTGGCACCTCCAAGGGGCATGAGATTTCCCGGATCTACGCGATTTGCGATGCTGATTATAGATTTTAAAAACTTTCTTCGGGTTGCTTCATTCCTGGTATTGATAAAAGACGATTTCGCCATTAATATTGAAAATGGATGAGTATTTTTAGACTCGGCATCGATACTCATATAAATGGGTTTATGTTCTCTATCTCGTGCATACCTAGATAAATTTACACCCTGGTTATATACGAATTGCTTGTTCGTATTAAATATTTCGTATATTTTGTGTTTTATTTTCTTTTCGTGTGATCCTTTTGGTTTATCTGTTTTAAGATCAAATATTCCATTCTCTATAAGGCTATCTTTCAGTGGCGTGTTTCCAATCAATTCGGACTTCTTTTCTCCCACTATATAACTAGGTATGCCACCATTTATAAATTCGGTTAACGTTCCCCGAAACCCACCCTCTTTGTCTTTACCATCGTGATATACATCCAAATACATCATGAGTACGAAGTCTTTTAACTGGACGTCGTTAAAAGTAAAAGATAGAGTTATTGTGCCGCTATTTACTCTTTTATTTCGAACCATTATGTTATATTGTGTTTTTAACATTGTTCTTATAAAGTCATCAGTTTTACTACTAAATTCGCGGGTCAAAAACGTCTCCTCCGCATCCACGTAATAAGATAATAAGAAATTGAATACATTAGCATCTTTTATTTCTCCAGATTTCATTAAACTATTATATACGTGAAATATTCTACCCCTGAGCGTCTTATTGGTTTTCGGTATGTTCACGCGCGACACAGGTGGTGGGGTGCTCGCAACCGTTCCACTCTTTCTAGTGCGTCTTCTCACGACGGCATTGTTTGCCTGTAAATTTTGTAATCTGGTTATCGGTTTGGGTGTTCTTTTAGGACGAGTACTCATGTCCTCTTATGTTTCACTAACATTTTATTCATGATAACCTAATTAAAAAATATCATACATGTAATAATAGATGTCCGTTATTACGTGTAAGAACGTCTCAAAATTGTCTAGAAAAAATACCGTGGAGACACACATGGGTCTCGTGCGTAAATGTGCGTGGAACTATTATAAGAAATACCCACATAAAAGACAGGTCATCACGATAGACGATTGTATTCATTACGGCGTCTTCGGTCTCGTTTCCGCACATGATAAGTACGATTCTACGAAAGGTACAAAGTTTAGCACGTACGCGTATCCGTGGATACACTCAACCATACGTCGTAATTTCTTAAACAATAAGTATACCATCCGCGTTCCAGAAGCCAAAGCTTCGCGTGCTTTACCGTGTTTTTCTATAGGGGACAAAGACGATTACATGATAGATGGTAGTTTCGAGGAAGATATATACCATCAAGTGGAGCGGGAATACATCACGAAAGAAATAAATAAACTTGGGAAAGACGAAGCACGGGTTATATTCGAACTATACGGGTTTAACGGTGCTATTCCGTTAATCAAAGATTTAGCCGAAGATATGGGCATATCTCCCACGAAGGTTTATAATTTACACGTGGACGCCTTGCGTGAGTTGCGCGACGGTCCTTTGGGAATTAGCGGTTTGATCGATTTAACGAAATATCAGGGTAGACGCGTATTCGACGCGTCTTCGGGTGATTTTGTAGATAATTAGATATTTAATAATAATAACATGCGTATATACAACTTAAGTCGCGTAAAAACTATGCTATATCGATACTTACAGAGGATGCCTCTTCACAACTACGATATCGCGTGTCCAGCGGATATTATCCCTGGAATCGAGTGGACCGCCGCTCGAAGAAGGGAGTTGTTAAATTCGGAGACGCTCGCGGGAAAAGATTCGATGAAATGTGAGGATTTTCAACGAAATGCTATCTTTAGGGGTACGGGTATTGAGTGTTCATTGAGTAATCATA